CCTTAGTGACACCTTCAAACGGGTGAGAATTGTTCAGGTCGTCAATTTCATACACGGACCAGATAGCATCAAGATCCAAATCCTGCTGTACGGATTCATAGTGCCGGCTCTTGCGGCTAAATTCACGATCATCCTGATCGTATGCACCGACCAAACCAGTAGTGATTTGTGCCTTAGCCTTTACCAACCTGCCGTACAATTCAGGTGCTAGTACACCCTCGAGAGTTTCGATTACATTCCTCAGGTCACAAAGACCATTGTGGATTTGCTTGAATTCTTCAGCAGTGATAGTGGGTGAGCAATTCATTTCGACTCCGTTTTCTGACTATGAATACAGTATATCACCGTACCGATTATTTGTCAACCTTTACTGAGGACTTGAACACTCCGCCTAGGATGATAACCGCAGCCCAGGTCTCCATACTATACGGGATAGCCAGAGTAGGAAACAGTGTATTCAGCGCCCAGATAGTGAGAAGGGGACCCAGCGCAATTAGCGCAACCAAGATCAAAATCCAAAAAACAATCTTACTCATTTTGTGCTCCTTAAGCAGCAGACAGCATGTTAGCGGGGACGCGCCAAACGGTGAATCCCGAACGGATATGAATAAACTTACGCTTAACATCAGCAACCTCACCGATCACAGTTTGACCTGTACGGCTGTTAGTAAACTTTACTGAGGTACCCTTGACAAAGGTATATTTATTCTTAGTTGCAATTTGACTGCGGGCGAATTTAACCGCAGCAAGGATTGAATCCAACTGTTCGTTGGTGAAAGTACCATGAATGATGCTAGTGTTAATTTCTTGGATAGTAGCCATTTTGTTTCCTCTGATTAAAGGGATGCGGTATTAATAGGAGTATCACAAAGCACTACAGTTACATCTCGGCTTTTTCGAGCCTTAAAGATAACAGTAGCTAGCCCTTGGGCGTGATAGCTAGAAGTCGCCTCAACGATACAAGTACGACCCTTGAAAAACGCTTTGTATGTACGCATTACAAACTCCAGTTGTTTATCGACTATGAAACAATTATAATACCGATTGGATTATTTGTCAACTTTCCCAGGTCTCTGAGTGAATGATGCTAGAATTGATTTCCTGAATCGTAGCCATTTATTACTCCGTTTTCTGACTGTAAAGATAGTATAACACCAACCTGATTTATTGTCAATTATTCATCGTAATCTTTTTGATCGTTCCAATTCTTCGGTGGCCGATGCTTTAGCTTACGCTGGTAATCGTCTTTCCACTGCTTTTTTGAAGGGAACTGGTCTTCATCGACCCAAGATTTTTGATTCCGTTGCTTGAATTTTTTAGGCACGGAACTATAGTCCTTTTTCATGATACAAATTATTGCCAATCAGAATCTTGGCGTTGGTTGCGAGGCTTCCGCTTATAAACGTCCTTACGTTTTTCGGCTTTGGCTTTGAAGGGCGAACCCTCGGCAAACAGCACGTAATGTGCTCGGTGTTTGATTTGGGGAACCTTAAAACTGATGACTTGCTTACGCATAATACTAACCTGTTTTTCAGAATACCCATATTATATAGGATATGGGTATTTATGTCAACCGATAGTGAATTCTACTCTCTTGACGGACCTGACAGTGAAGCTACGCCATCCCTGAGATTCAACATCATACACAGACATGGTACTCTCATTGACCTTACGTTCCTTCTTTTCTGCACCCTCAACGATTGGCGCCGGTGGTAGAACCTTAGGATCTAGTGTGCATTTCATAATGCGTTCAGTCCCATCTTTCTTAGTGAAGGTCACTGTCACCAGTTCAGTACGAAGGATACCCTTCATCCATTTAGTAAAATTATCCCATTCTTTATCAGTCCAATTTGCTGCAGGACCTTTAGCATCAAGCGTGTTCATCTTCTTCCTTCCATGGTGTGAAAAAACTATCAACCTTTTCTGTCTTACTCCATGTAGTTAGGTAATCATTATCCTGATCACATAACTCCAGTGCTTCTTTCTTAGAAACTACTCGGTGACTAACGATAGTTTCATCCAAATGCTTCTGAGAGAATTCTTTAGCCTCCTGCATTACTACGGTGTCCAGTGCCCATTCACTCTTACCTTTAGGGACTTCTACCATGTATCGCATACGAAACATAGAGACCGTTTCAACTAATACTAATTCAGTTTCTTTACTCATATTACCATCCTTATTAATCCAATTGTGTCAATTATAGCGAGAAGTAAATAGTTAGCCAACATACCAAAGGACCTGCGAGTATAAGCAGCCCAAGCATACATAGCACAACCTGCAATCCAAAGTGGGTAAACCATGATGAAAGGAGGATTTGGTACGGTGAGTGCCATAGTGATAGAACAACCAATGCTGATAGCCCAAGCAAGGATCTCAACACTAAAACGTATTCTATTACTTTTCCAATCTTCTTTGATCCAACTAAAGATTCCATAAAAAATATCATTCATACAGTATGATATAACAGACTTCAGTAAAGATCAATAGATAAAGGGTTTACTGATTACAGGTTCGAGTCTGTGTGACAGTACCGTCAGGATTGCGAATCTCTACCCATCCTGAACATGCAGGTTGCACTTGAACAGGGGGCTGTACCTGTACGGGAGGTTGAACATAAACCTCATGCTGGCGGTAAATCTGATCAACTACGATAGCAGTACCCACTCCTGCAATGATTGCAGGGATTACCCAATTACCATTCCTATATACGGGACGGGGAGGGATATATCCTCGATTGGGTTGTACTGGGTAGACATACACAGGACCGGGTTGTACATAACCATGATGATGGTGTTGTGCTGTTGCAGGGGCACTAATTGCTAGTGTCGATGCTGCTAGAATAGCTGATAGTGCGGTTTTCATAATTTTTCCTCAAATATAATATATAACGCTTTATTCGGCGACCTCGTTGACACGATGGTTGTCGATAGCCTGTTTCAGAAGAATTTCCACCATTTTATTTAGTGTGATATCTCTTTCGTGGGCCTGCATTGCTAGTGCTAGCATTTCACTGTCATCAAGATTAATCGGAACCTGAATACGTCGATCAAAGGGAATATTGTTGAAAATAGCATTAGCCTTTTCATGCCAATCTTCTTCGACTTCTAGATCGATCCAATCAACATCATCCCATGCGTTATTTGGCTGAATGTTTTTTTCTTTGCACTCAGCCAGATACTCATCCTTCCAAACGGGGTTTAGCCATCGATATGGAGAAGGGAGGTTATCTTCACCGTCGGCATTGGCACTAATTTCTGCACTAAAGACTGTCTGATCCATTGAATCAAAGATAACGGATCCATGTCCAAACTCAGATTCAAAATCCAAGAACCTTGCATTCTCACCATAGCATTTCCAGCAATACTCGGATCCACCAGAAATCCGATAATCAAAGGTGTTGCATACTTCACTCAATTTCATTACATAACTCCAAACGTGTTTAGCGAGGGCTGCATAGTGTTAATCAACTCAGTTTCACGTGCATGTGCAGCCTTCTTACCACGCACGACCTCGATAGGACCAAAAACAAACGATTCGGGGCCTGCAGTACGCAGAGCCTCACACAGACCCCAATTCTTGTCCTCTGCAAGGGCACGTTGCAAATGCTTTTGCATACGACGGGTAAGAGTCTTGCGAATGTTACCCTTGAAGTTGACTGCGGTCAGACCGATGTAAACTTCGTTAGTCTCTACATTTTGGATGTAGTAGATAACTTGATTACGATCAGAACGCCGCTTACGTTGAATTTTCAGCATGTATACAGTATAACACCGAACGTATTTATTGTCAACCGTATGTTTCCAATAAATTTGTTACATATTCCTCACTACTATCCCCTAAATCCTTGTCTGTTGTAAAAACACAACAGTTCCCGAACTTGGCTAGTCTGCGGCCTGCATCGTCATTATCACAAACGGCTACCACTTTTCTGTTAAGACAAGCAAGCCAGTTCTTAAGATCGGGATTAGGGTTGTTAGATAGCACCGCTAACGCACTAAATCCACGCATAGTCAATCGGGCCGCATCGAACACACCTTCAGTCAGAAACACAACAGAGGGGCTTAAATCCAGGCTTTCGACCCCAAAAACACTAAGGGTAGGTTGTTTTCGGTATGTGAAATACTTACCCTGTTTAGGATTATTTTGGGGCTTCTTTTCCCCTTCGGGCCTGTATTGCTGATACCCAACCAATTGTCCGCTTAAGTTATACAGGTAAAAAGTAGCTACCCTGTCAACCTCGTCGACCATAGGACGATGCAACTCAAAATTGAGGTGCCTGTCCTTAAGGTGTTCAGTAACTGATTTCATACCCTTAGTATAACACTTTGGGCATTTATTGTCAAGCTACATTACAGGCCCATTTCCGTTGCGAAAACCGACTTCCCCGCCCTCTGCTTCGATACGCTTGACAACGTCCTCAAACAGGATGGGGGCAAAATCAGTCTGTTCTACGCACACACAATGGTACCTAGTATCTACTGTATCGCTATACAGTACTTCACCGGTCTTAGCATCAACGCCACGAGCCTTCAATACACGATTAGAATGCAGGTGACCGTGAATGTTAACACCAAACCTACCGAGAGAATGTGAATGCAGTGGGATATGACTCAGGATCATTCCGTTCATTACATGATATGCCCTCAGTTCCCTGAAATACTGGCGATACTCATCATCACGGAAAATGTCGTGGTTACCGCGGATTAATACTTTGTCGCCGTTTAGCCGTGCAACAGTTTTCAATGCCTTACGGTTGATGACAACATCACCCAAATGATAGACCTTGTCAGTGGGCTTAACCCTTTCGTTCCAAGACTTAACCATAGCTTCGTCCATTTCTTCAGGACTATCCCATGGACGCAGTTTAGTCACTCCGTCGTTACGGGTGAAGCGACAAACACCCATGTGTCCAAAATGGGTATCACTAACTAAAAACACACTGGGCATAATTTATTCCTTAATATCAATATTATAGTACCAAACGGTTTTAATGTCAAATTTTAATGTTGGCACGATAATCAACCAGATATGGCAAAAGGGGCAATTGCCCCTTTTGCCGACACTCTAAATAGTTATTAGGCGCCTTTTTGAGATTGTGCGTATTCTACACAAGCTGCTGAAGTTGGTTTTGCCTTGCAATCTTCAAGAAATTTACGGAATGCTTTTTGTTCCGGAGAATTGGTGAAGTTATCACATCCCACCAAACTGATAGCTGCAATCAAAATAAATGCAAATTTTTTCATTTTCTGTTTCCTTTTATAAAATTACTCATAAGTTTATTAGACTTACTTCGTCTATTTATGCGATTTATAAAAATATAACTCAAAAGCTATTCAATTTTGCATAAAAAATAAGCCCGGAGCAGTAATGCTTCGGGCTCGTTAGAGTACGCTTACTTAGCAAACGTATCTAAAATGCATGATGGTCTTCATCATGATACCTTCAGGAGTAAACTCCTGAGTGTCTGCACTAAGCAGACTGGTCATGATGCTTGGGCTGAACCCTGACACTAGAGCAGCACCAGACTTATCTGCCTTTACAGGCACATTGTCTGAACTGTTCAAGTTCCAGAAAACAACTTGCGGCAACTCATATCCAGCCTCTGCGTACTTGCGTTCGATCATCTGCATAGCAGAATCATCGTTACGCACACATTGGTTGAACTGCATGTCGCTCAAGATCAACAACATCTTTGGCATATCGCTTTGAGGAACATTGTTCTTCATAGCAGTGCTAAGGATCTTGTCAAATGCAGCATGTAGATTAGTACTCATACCCCACTTGGACTTAACCATTTGGTCAGCCTTTTGAACGATGTTACCCTTAAGGGTCAACAATTCAGGCTTGTCGCTGAAAGTCAAGAAGGTTCCGTGGAACGCACCCTTGTTCTTATCAGCCAAGTACAATCCCAATGAGACTGAAACATCCATGCAAGTAACATTAGTGTTCTTGCCTGCAGGGCAGGACATAGAACCCGAAACGTCAACTAGAGGCATAATGTTCGCATCACCAACATAGTTAGGCAATGCGTCCCATTGTGCTACGATGTGATCCAATTCGGTCTTGTCAAAAGACTTCATACCGTATGAACTGATCACACCCTTAAGAACATCATGAGGGAAGATTGCATTGGCGTTAGCCTTAACAGTCTTATCCCCACTCACCAACTTAGCTACATATTCTGCAAACTTCACAGAATGACGGTTGAACGCCTTCTTGTAGATTCTTGCAGCCTGTGAGGGCACGTGCGAAAAGTTGATGTTGTCCCAATCGTTGGCACACATTTGAGTTTCGACAACCTTAGTAAGACCGACAAGGCTCTTACGGTATTGCTTTGGAGTCATGCCAAAGAATTCACGGATCTCACGTGCGACTTCGCCCTTACGAGGAGTCCACTTTGCAGCCAAGCCGTTACCTGCACGAAGGGCATCGCCCAACATGGTGTAAGCCTTAGCCTTAAGATCCTTGTTCTTAAACACGAACAAGTCATCGAAACGACCAACTTCAGGTACCTTGGTCATCAATCGTGCAGCCGATTCGGGATCGGTCTTTTCCAGATGAGTCAAGATATCACGGAACAATTGACGTTCCCCTGCTCCACCGCGGACATCACGTGCCCACAATGCGATCCGCAATGCCAGGTCCTTGTTCTCGGCCATGGCAGCAGTGAACTGCGGAGTGATGTTCTTACCACGGCTTGCACCGATGTTATAGAACAGATCGACCAGTGCGTTAGCACTGGACTTACGAGCCTTCATACCGTTAGCGGTACGAGCTTCTTGGTTTGCTACTGCGTTTACAAATGCGTTCATTTTATATTTCCTTTACAGAATGTATTTCTTTTCAGTATGGTTGAAATTTAAAGTTGCTGTTAACATTCTAAATCTTAACAGGATGAGCGAAACGGTAAAGTTTAGTGTTCTGGTCTAGCCCCATCCCCAGTATATCGGTTCAGTTTCCTAGACCATATCAACATTCATGTTGACTATCTAACCTTGTGTCTGCGTTAGAAACATAGAATGTCTTTCCAATCTGTCGTCAGTTCCGTTAGCGTCTAGTTTCCTAGAAAGTATTTCTACTTGCCTTGCGAGCCACTGTCTACTGCATTAACTGTAGTTCGTATGATTTTATTTTGCTGTCATCATCCTAGAAAATCTATTATATAGTATTACATATAATCTTTCAATTGTTTTGGGTAAAGATAACAGGATAGTTGTTGACTGCGTTATTAGCCTGGGCCGTCACACCAGGTTCGTTGGGTTCGCTTCAATGCACCCCTTCAACGCTAGCCGACTGTTACATCGGGTCGCTCCACGGTAACATCACTACTACCAACAGTCCATTAAATTAATGGTTGCTGCACCTATCCTTAAATTCTTAACTAACTAAAGAAACTCTATTATATAGAAAAATCTCTTTGCCGTCAATGTATTTTGGGTAACTATGTTGAATTATTTCTTGATGCGTTTTAGATATTCACGATCCACTAAACCTTCTTCAATTTCCTTGAGTGCGGTAATAGTTGGACCATCGGTAGAATTGAGTTTTGACTTATAACCACGTTTCAATTCTCTTGTTCTCAGTGAGGCAATCAGTATTAGATCATACCTGTTACCTACCGCTTGTACTGCTTTTTCACTACTAATACGTGGCATGTTTTTCTTTCTATTTGTTGGAGCGGGTAGAGAGAATCGAACTCTCAACTAAACCTTGGCAAGGTCTCGGGTTACCATTACACCATACCCGCTCATAAAACTTTAAAATACTATAGGTTCTTTGGTTATTTTCCTAAGAATCAGGTTAATCCCAGTGAGAGCCAATGCCTGTGAACCTGCATCGAAAACAAACCCCCACTTCATTTGAGTAATTAGTGCTGTTGCTGCTAGCACATTTACCCAAAATGTCTTTGACACATACCATTTCTTTCCTGCTGCGTCATTAATTAACAAATCTGCTGCTGCTGCTGTTACTGCTTCTTTAATAGTTCCAGACATGATATCTCCTTATATATTCTGGTGGATCGTGACGGGCTCGAACCGCCGACCTACGCCGTGTAAAGACGCCGCTCTACCAACTGAGCTAACGATCCGTATATATTTAATCATTTTTGTCATTGGAATCTATTACAATAGATAGCTGTTCTATTCTCTTGAATGCTTCATCCTCAGCCTGTGCATCTTCTATGACACGGGGATCCGGTTTTCGAAAAATTCTGTCATAGTTATCGGCATATTCTTTCTGACCAACACTAAACGGTCTTGGTCTACTTCCTTTTCCACTCATATTAAAATCCTGTTGCTACTTTAACCTTATCATAAAGTGAATCATATTCACTAGAATAAAAAATTCTACGATTATGTTTCCTTATTTCTATATCTTTATTGGCTAAATCTGTTAATGCACGTAATGAAATCTTTCTTAAATCGCTCATACTGGCTAAAAACATCTTTAGTCGTTTGTCCTCATTATAGATTGAATCATAACTATAGTCAATCCATTCTGGGAACCTAAAACCATAAACTTCTTTCAGTTCACGAATTATACCCGGATGACCAAAAGGTAATATGAAATGACCTTTCAGCAAAGGTATAAATGTTTTTTCTGATATGCAGGTCACCGGATTCCTAATATCAACATCATGTTTTGCTATAGTCTCTACATATGCAGACACAATTGATTCAGTATAGTAATGATTAGAAATGGGTAAGAATCCTGCACCATTTGGTCCATGTGCAGTTAAACAATGCTGTGATTTTTCTTCTGGTAAGAGAACAACATTTTTTGAGAAGTCACTATAGAAACAATCATCTTCTTCAATCTTCTCTGCTAGTTTTTTTCTAGCATATTCTTTATATTCGTTAGTTGTTCTAATGACGTTAGGAACTAAAAAGCGTTTCGTTACATTGAATGATTTTATAAGGGGTAAGGTGTAGCTTGCCACTGTGCATTTCTGACTCCAAAGTCTGTTGGTTACCAAATCAAACTTTGTGTATTCCGTAAAATAAGCCTTGACCAAATTAAAGGAAAAATCAGTAAATAAATGCTTAGGATGATTGAGCGAGCTATTATTAGAAACAGTAAACACATTATCAGTATACTCCGCATATTTTCTTGCAAACATGTCTAGCGTGGGTACGTTAGTGGTATCTGATATGTGAGTATGAATCATTATCAATAACATCTTGTCCTTCAATGAAGGACCTATAAAATCAACCTGTTCCTGTATAGACACAGTTCTATCCCAATGAAGATACTTTATGGGACTAGGCATTACTAATGGGACTATATCTGCTTCTTGGACACTGGATACGAATTCCCATCTATCTTTTTCTAGATGGAAAGGAAGATCGTTATTACCAACAACCCCTAATAAAGGAGTCAGTATCTCTTCGGACCCAGTATATATTTTCACGAAATATTACCTGCCCTGACCTCTGTACTTTTTGTAGCCACGTTTTTCAGTTTTGCTCATTGAGCTAGTCTTAACTTTTCCACCTTGTGAAGTACGCTTCACAACTCTTGCATGTTTACCATCAGAACTTTTTGCCATTTTTTCTCCGTAAGTTAATTGGTCGGAGTACAAGGATTCGAACCTTGTACTCTAAATTAGTGGGATTCGTTTTGAGGCCGATCCCGTTGAGTAGATCACTACTTCCTGTTATATTGCTGTATGTACTATTGCTTGCCCTAAGGATTTACCGCGGTACCTTAGTGACTCATACTGAATGATGTAACTCATACGCTGCCTTTGGTCTCCAGTGTGGGATTCGAACTCACATTATTCCTCGTCCCAAACGAGGTGCCATAACCAGGTTAGGCGAACCGGAGAAATCTCTTAACATACGTGTTTATTTAATCAATAAACATATGTTCAATCTATTTGTCTACGAATGCGCGTTCAACTACGAAAGTATTAGGTTCTCTCAACGAGCCTTCTTTCATACCTTGAGCTTCGCACCAAGACGCTATTTCTTTATTAAATTCTATATTACCGCACACCATAATCTTATCTGTGCTAGTATTAATGTTCAACCCATTATTCAATTGTGTAGTAATTCTAGACATACCTTCACCAGTGACAATAGGAATATAATTTAGTACAGGGGATACTGATTCATATAATTCAGTATCAGCAAATGTATTACCTAAATCTTTATTGTAAGCTAAATCTGTCCTATTTCGTACACTGTGAACAATGTTGATCTTTTGCCAAGTTGACAGTGTTTCGATATCTCTGATAAGAGACATGAACGGTGCTAGACCTGTTCCTGTTGCTAGCATCCAAAGATCACCGCCTTTTTCTAGAGCATCATTGCGTAGTGTTCCTGAAGTCTTTTCTGCTATAATAACTTCGTCTCCTACTTGTATATGCTGCAATCTACTTGTCAATTCTCCGTGCTGTATCTTGATAGAAAGAAACTCAAGTTCATCGGCCCAAGGTGGACTTACAATACTATACGCACGTAAAATATTTTTGCTGTTAACCTTTAATCCTATTAAGACAAACTCACCTGCATGAAATCTGAAGCTTTGTGATCTTGTTGTTTTAAAACTAAACGTTTGGTCACTCCAATGGTGCACCCAGGTAACTTTTTCTGTCAGCATAAATCCTCAATGTTTGGTTGCGGAGGCTGGATTCGAACCAGCGGTTCTTGGCTTATGAGACCAAGCGGATAGACCACTTCCATACACCGCGTCACTTAACTATATATTCGTAATTCACAGTGTCAGTATTTTCTCTAAAGACAACTGCACCATTCTTCAAATGAAATCTACGCGCCATTTCAGTCTTTGGGCTGAGTGTGACAAACCGTTCTATGTTAGGATTTACTTCTTTGATATGGTTAACGCTATCAAATATCAATGCCCTACCTGCACCTGGCTTATAGCTCCATATGGTGTAGAAAACTGCCACTGAAGGAGACTCACATTTTTCAAAAAGTTCAGTCTCAGAGGTGGGCAATGATTGTTGATAACTAACACAAGTAATTGCATTAACATTATCATTCTCATCACGCAAAACAAAAATGTCTTTGTTATCACCTATTCTGTCTGTATGTGGTATTGTGGGTCTCACTGGATCATCTGCGATCAAGTTAAAAAACTTATCCGCAAGGGTTTTAATCAAATGTATCATTTTTACAAATTAAGTTGATGGTTGCGGGGGACGGATTCGAACCGCCGATCTTCAGCTTATGAGACTGATGAGTTGCCACTTCTCCACCCCACGATATTCTGTTACACACTATTTATCCTATTATACACCGTGTGTAAGGGTGATCTTGGTGGAGGATAACAGAATCGAACTGTTGCGAAAACCTTGCAAAG